ACAGGTAACTTTATAGATGGAGACATGATTAGAGGGGTTGAATCTAACGCCATATATACATTAGGGACATTCTCTACAATTGATAACCAAAGCACTGAATACGATCAAAACCAAGCAATTGAAACAGGTGCTGATGACATTGTTGATTGGGGTGAGGTAAATCCCTTTGGTGAATTTGGTAATTATACAGGTAGCTTCTGATGTTAGGAACACAATTTTATAATCAAGCAGTTAGAAAAACTGTTATTTCATTTGGTACTCTTTTCAATAATATTGAATTGAAAAAAACTGTTAATGGTCAAGTGCTTGAGACAGAGAAAGTTCCTCTTGCTTACGGTCCTAAACAAAAGTTTTTATATAGACTTCAAGGTAATGCTAATGATGGTAGAAAAGTAGCAATTACTTTACCAAGAATTTATTTTGAAATGACTGGTATTGACTATGATGCTGCAAGAAAGACACCTCCTACACAAAAATACAAAGCAATAATTCCTGATGGTGGTGCATCAGCAAATGCAGAACAAGTAAGAACTCAGTACGTACCTGTTCCTTATAACATTTCATTTGAGGTTGGTATACTCTGTAAGTCTCAAGATGATGGTTTGCAGATATTAGAACAGATACTTCCTTTCTTTCAACCTTCATTCAGTATGAGTTTAAAATTTATTCCTGATATGGATGAAGTTAGAGATGTTGCTGTTGTATTAAACAGTGTTGACTTTGATGATGATTGGGAAGATGACTTTAGTACAAGACGTAGTATAACTTATTCAATGCAATTTACTGCTAAATCTTACATCTACGGTCCTTACAGCAAGGCAGATGTTATTCGTAAGTCTCGTATCATTGAAACTATTGGTGATACTGCTGTGAATAAAAGACACGTTGAGTTGTCATATACACCCAAAGCAAAAACTGATATTAATCAGGACGGTCAAATTACAGCAGCAGATGATGCTCTTGTAACTGCTGATGATGACTTTGGATTTAATGAAGGGATGGATTTCTTATGAAGAGTTTAGAAGAAAACATGGAAGACATGTTGGACATTGAAACATCAGAAACTGATGTTAAAGAAAAGAAACTATCTAATGATGTCACAGAAGATAGGGAAAAAGACTATGAGTATACAAGAGCAGAACTTTATAGACTCATAGATCAGGGTCAGGAAGCGGTTCAGGGAGCGTTAGAGGTTGCACAGGAGTCAGGGCATCCTAGAGCATATGAAGTTGCTACAAACGCTATGAAACAGGTAGCAGACATGACTGATAAATTAATGGATCTTCAGAAAAAAGTTAAGGATCTAGATGAAGAGAAAAAAGGTCCGAGTAAAGTTACAAACAATGCTATGTTTGTAGGTTCTACAGCAGAACTACAGAAGATGTTAAAACAGATGAATGGAGGTAAACGCTAATGGCATATACAAGATATAACGAAAGTAATGTTGCGGAGAATCCACAACCAGGTAGCAGCACTGTGAATCATTTCTCAGGTAATGAGGGATGGGCTACTAAAACATTTAAAAACTGGAATGCAGATTTCCAAGCACGTAATAAAGATAACGGAACTAGAACTCCTGGTACATTTCAAGCACGTGATAAAGATAATGCTACTAGAACACCAGCAGCATATCAAAGAAGGGATAAAGATAACAGCACGGTATCTGCATAATGATAAGTGATGATGGCGAAGAGAAAGAGCCGTATCCTAAGAATGAGGGAGATTGGTTTTGCCAGTATTCAATGAGAATTGAAGAAGTCCGTATGCTTTATAATATTGTGTGTAGTCATATAGAAATGTTTCCTGGTCCTCCTATTAGACCAATTGAAGAATTAGAATATCTGAAATACCTTAGAAACAGGTTGTTTGCAATGATGTCTGATTATAATTTTACTGAAATGGAATCTCATGAAGTTGACGAACCCTGACATTTCTGCTATAGTATTTGCATGACTAATACATCTTCGTTATAATTATACTGTAACACAATAAACATTATGAGATTAAATCAAGGAGATGTATATCGGCTCATAACTGCTTGCAATTTGTATAAAGAAAATACAAGTTCTGAGTATATGTGGGATGAATATAATCATCTTATTAAAAAGTTAGAGCAACTATGTGAACAAGGCAATTGCAACATTACAAAATGAGACTAGAAGAAAAACTTAGCTTAAGACAAAAGGTATTAGCAATCTTACTTAAAGAATTTGGTAATGATTCAGACAATAGTGGAATCTATTCTTGTGCTGACAGTTGGTGTGAAACTCAAGTAACATCTAATGGTATTGTGGCATATTACAAAGCATATTACAGGGGAGGATAATGTATGGTAGACATGTTAATAAAAGAGTTCCCCCTTACAGAAATAGGAGGTAGCATGACTGAAGAAAGAATAAAAAAGTATGCCTATACTAAAGAAGAAGTAGATAGGATGATTGCTCATGCAGTTCAAGTAGCAGTTGCTGAAGCGAAAAGAATTGATGAAGAGTCAATGCGTAAGCACAATAGAGACGCAACGGTTATCTCTATGATTCTTGGATTCACTGCTCTTGCATTGTTTGTAGATGGTTTACTTCGTTTACTTGGTATCATTCCACCATTCATGCAGATTGATATAGATGTTCTTGATAAAATTGTTGAAAGAGTAGAGAGTGATGTTATAGATAAAGTAAGGCAAGTTCCTATACAAAAAATATTTCAAAGAAGTTAGGTGAATGGTATTAATTTTTGTAGTGTGTTGGGTTATAACTTTAGTGTATGCAGTTCGTTTGATGTATAGTTTATATTCCACAACAGACTACGGAGTAATTGAAGGGAAAAAAACAATCACTAGAATACCTCATCCAGAGATGATAGAGGTTAAACCTGGTGATGAATTGATGGTAGTTAAATTTGGTGATCAAGAACCTATAGATCCATTGAATGAAGAGTTAAAAAATAGAATTGATGAATTGGAAGATGATGATGAAGACGATGATGATGATGGAGATATTCTCATATCAAGACGATAATTCATATTAGAAAATAATTAAGTTATAATTATTAGTGGTATATCATGAACTATCATGTCTCACTACACCGTAGGTTATCATGACCTACAAAATCATCATCATGAAATCTGTGAGTATGCAGACGATGCATACAACGCAATCAGACAAGCAAGAGAAGATCTTCCAGAACTAAAAGAGCATACTAATGCTGCTGAGTACTGTATAAAAGAAGACTAGTAAGTACTTTTACCTATATAATAAGTATATTTAAATAAAAACAATGAAAGATTTACCAATCAAATCATCCTGTATATTATTTGGATTAATTATTGGAACAGGTTGGTTCTTAATACCATTAGCATGGTCAAATCCTATCTTAGTATAAACATAATACATTTGTTCGCTTATAGATAATACTAATAAGATATATTAGTTTATGTTATCAACACAATACCGTCTTAGATTGGAATCAATTTGTAAAGACATTGCATCGGGAACAGAGGTAAGTATAGATGATATGATTTGGGCACAGAAATTAGCAAAAGCAAACACCTCAGCAAGAGGTATACTAAACAAGGCTCGTCGGATGAGTACAAATCCAGACGAGTCTTTTCTTAATTCTCTTGATATAGGCGACCCCGATCAAGGGAATCACAGAAGGGGTTTCTTTAAACCAGAGGATGTGGTAGACTGGTTTCATCAAGAAAGATCTGATGACTGGAGACAACGTGATTAAAATAGAATTTGAAAAAACATTTGGAGAGGGTGTAGATCCTTGGCATGCAAAAGCAGAAAGATGGATTAAGAAAAAATTTAGGAATCCATTTCTTCAGCATCTTGCGTTAGGATTTTTAGAGTGGTTAAGACAAAAGTGGATTGATATCAAAGTTGCAAACACAATGAGAGACATTGATGCACAAGCAGAAAATATTCAAAAAATTTGGGAAGAAGAAGATAAACCTAAAACAATCATAACTACCACACCATCAAAGGTGAAGGGGTTGGATGATATGGAGATAAAATATGACA